CTGGACGCTGACCCAGCAGGGGCGCGAGTGCCTCCAGAGACTGCCACGCAGACGCGCCTGCTTGCTCCCATGTGGCGACAGAGCCACCGCCTGTGGCGCACGGCACGCTGAAGCCCTTCTTCCAGTCATCGCCCGGCTTACCCATCATCTGCGAGACACTCTCGTTCCACTTCCATGACGGAGCCACGCCCACAGCACCCTCGCTGTGCTGCCAGCCTGTCTTGAGTGCGTCGATGTCCATGACGAAGCCAGTGCTGGCATCATATGGGGTTTTATTGCCGCCATCGCGGATGTAGAAGCTGCGCGCTGGGACAGTGCCGTCGCGTGTGCCGATTGCTGACCATGCGAGGAATGGGCCTGCTGCGCCTGTGGAGCCTAGATCAAGATTAAACATTTTTGTCGCCTTTCATTGCTGACAGTTTGTCGTGTTGCGTATGGTCAGAAGCCATACATTTCTTCGCGGAGTGCCTCGGAGCCTGACCAGTAGAACGTATTTGGGTTCACTGGCACGATGGCCCTTGCGGTCTCCGCATCGCACGCTGAGAGGAATTTCTCAAGCCGCGCAATCTTTTGTTTAGCGTTAGCCAAAATTTCGTTGACGTCGCCATCTTCCAGTATCAGCGACTTGGCCTTGCTGACGTAGAGGAACTTGACGCCGTAGTTGCCCATCGCCTTCTGATAGATGGCGCGCTGCAACTGGTGCTCTGCCGACATCACCTGCGTGATGCGGTTTGTGGTCTTGAGGTCGATGACCATGCCGCTCTCTGGGAAGACCAGATCAAGGTAGCCGATCACAGGGACTTCCCAGCCTTCGCCTTTTGCTGTGATGCTGATCTTGTGCTGGCTGCCGTCTTCTGGAAACTCTGGCTTGCCATAGTCCTTCAGCGCCTCGACAGCGTTGGCGACCATAGGGGCGATCACATCGCGCTCCTTGGTGGTCTTCTCGTCTCCGATGATGAAGCGCTTGTCAAACTTGTCCAAGGCGCTCTGTGTGGCCTCCTCGACGCTCTGTGAGCCTGTCAGGGCCGCCACAACTGCATCCTCAGAGCATATGCCCCGCCAAGCCGCTGGCCCCATCGGCGTGCGCTTCTTAAAGAGGTATGACATGACCCACACGTCGGGCGCGTTTGACCAGAGGTTGATGCTGCTGGCAGAGAGGTGATCAATGCCGTGTTTTTCAAATCCATTCACTCTACCAACTCCACATTTTCTTCATCGATCACTTCGTGGACCATACTGATGATCTCGCCTAGTTCTTCAGCCGTTCCGAAGCCTTTGCAATATGCCTTCATAACGTGAGGCCAAAAGTTTACTTCAAAGCCGTTTATCTCAGCCTGAACGTGCCACGGCGCTTTATCGTGATTAGGGAAATAAAGATCATCCCTGATGTCTGTCGCGTTGATGATCGTTTCAAAATCTTGGAGATTGTTGTCGTGCTCAAAGCACCGATTATAGGCATCTCTGTAATTATATCGCATTATGTCACTCCTCCTCAGCTGATGCCTTCATCGCGTTCTCGCAAATACCGCGTATGCTTCTCAATCGCCTCGGCTATTGAGAACAGTCCCTGCGCTATCCCAATAAATGCATTCCCTCTTCCCCCGTCCGTCTCCGCAATAGATCGGATAGCATCGGCAATATTATCCCCTCGACATGTTAGGGCGGTCTCAAGCTCATTAAACTGTACTTGGTCTAGCTTCATCTCAACTTCAGTCATCACATTACTTCCTTTCCATATAGCGCAATCAGCGTGGCCTCTGCTCGGCCATCATCTTTCACGCGGTTGAATTTGTCTGCGTATTTTGGAAAACGCTGCATCGCCAGCCCACGGCTCACGCCCTTGTCCCTAGTGAGGCCAAAGTGCTTCTTCCACTTCTGAGGTGTCACGAGATACATGGGTGTCTCATTGGCCGCCAGCGCCATCTGCAGCGCGCCGAACTGCTCACCAAAGCGGAACATAGAAGACACGCCCTGACCACGCATGGCCCCGACTTGCTCCATGAATGCAACGCGCGCCCCGTCGCCTTCTGGCTGCAATATCTCCAGAATGCCGTGCATGTTGAGGACAGTCTTACCCTTGGCGCTCGGCATTGTCGGCATGTCGTAAACCTCAATGTCGTTTGTCTTGGGCCAGTAGAGCGTGATTGCGCCAGTGTAGCCTGGGTCGATGCCATATATAAGCATCAGTCAACCCTCGGCTGCTTTGCCCGGATGCCGATAGAGGCAGCGGCATTTAGGGCGCAGTGGCGCAAGTATGTTGCCAGGGCCATCCCCTCCATCTCTGCGGCGTATGTCAAAACCGCGTGCTGTTCTTCGGTCAATACGACCCGACTTTCTTTTCGCATGTGCATTTCTCCTGTGCTCATGATGGGTATCATATGGGATAAAAAATGCAATGCAAGTGCAATAAATGTGTTGACGGTGATTTTTTGCTGTGTATTCTGATCCCACGAAAACAAACCAACCAAGGAGAACAACCATGCAAGAAACAATCCTCATCACAAATCATCATCCAGATGGATTCGGGTTTGCTCTCAACGAGGCAGGCGAGCAGGTATTCATCCCGCCATATGCCATCGACGGGGCAGAGCTTCAGCGCGGCAAGCATTATCAGGCTGTGCTGATCGAGAACCACAAAGAGCACCAGCGCGAGCGCACGCCGTGGATGGCTGTCAGCGTCTTGGTGACTGAGCACGTCTTGAAGCCAGCACCAGCACCAGCGCCTGAGCCAGCGGAAGGCCCATACGAGACGCCGCTGACTGCGCAGGAGATTGACGAGGCCGTTCACGAGCTGATCCGCGAGAGCGGACTCGTCACCACGGGTGAGCTTGCAGGCCATCTAGATGTGACCACGACAACGGCAGGCAACTCGGCCATGCGCCTCTTCAACGCTGGCAAGATCAGCAAGGCGGATGTGTATGCCAAGGTCGGCCAGTCGCGCCCATCCTTCATTCTGTGGGCGTCAAGAGCCTCAGACTTCTTGGAGGAAATCGTATGACCCACACACAGAAAATAATCCAAGACATCAAGCACCACGGGATCATCACGGCAGCGGCCATTCACAGGCTAGACATCGACACGCTGCTCTGGCTGGAGAAGAAGGAGGCGGGCAAATGATCACCGCAGCAGCATGTCTCGCAATGGCAATCTATCACGAGGGCCGCTCAGAGCCAGTAGACGCTCAGATGGCCATCGCGGAGGTCGTCATCAACCGAGCAGCGCACCCTGACTTCCCCAGCACGGTCTGCGGCGTGGTCAAGGAACACCGCTCTCCAGTGTCTCGCCCTTGGGCTTGTCAGTTCAGCTTCTACTGTGACGGCAAGTCAGACGAGCCGAAAGACGCTAAGGCGTGGGCAACGGCTCAGACAGTGGCCAAAGAGGCGCTCTCAGGGGCAACTCTGGGTCTTGGGGCAACCCACTACCATACGAAGGCAGTCAAGCCTGTGTGGCGGCATAATCTGACACCGCTCGGCGCTATTGGCGAGCATGTATTCTACACAGACGGCAAGTGCCTGCTCGCACTCGGCTGCTCATTGCGCCCTGTAGCGCGCCCAGAAGGAGACACACAATGACCAAGCAAGAAGAAATCAACGACATCAAAGACTGCATCGCATCTTGGCGGCGTCAGCGTGATGAGATGGAGAGACGCTTCAGTGGTGTTCGGCCATCATATGTCAGCACCGATCTTGCGGTCTTGGAGGAGCGCATCCAGCGTTTCAGGACCAGGCTGGCCGAGATGGAGGGAGAAGCGGAATGACTGAAATTTCACTTGAGCTTATTCCTGGTGCTTTACATGGCGCTGGAGCGGTAGCGTTTTATTTTGCAGCGATTGATGTAGTAAAAGAAAGAAGGGGTCGCGCGGTAGTTAAGGACAAGTTGGTAATAGCCTTTGTCAGTCCGCTCTGGCCCTGCCTGATCCTCTATCAACTGTTCTACCGCCTGCTTGCAACGATTATTAAGGAAGGAGACAAGACATGAGTGACCCACTACCAAACCTGACACGCAGAGAGCGCATTGCGCTTTGGTTTATCATCCTCGCCTTGGATACTGTCGGCGCATACCGATTTAAGCACGAGTGGAAAGAGCTTAGTGAAGACTTGAGAAAGGAGCTTCGTGATGGATGACCGTAAATTTACACCGCCAACAGATTTCCCCGCTGAGTATGTCGATAGTAATGGTGACAAGGCCGTGATCTTGGGGCGAGGGCCACACAAAGTGTTTCCGTTTATTGGCCATAACGCTGCTGGATATGCTCGATATTGGACTGAGAAGGGGACTTTCTCCAGTTTAGGTATAAACGGATTCGACCTCCACGACATCCCCAAGCGCATCATAACGTGGCACAACGTCTACGAGGGTTGGGTCGGGGCTTCAAATAAAGTGAACCGTGGGGCTACAGAAAACCGCCTCTGCGTCTACCGCATTGAACGTAACGAGGATGGTAGCAACCCTGAGATATTCGTGGAGGAAGTTTGATGGCACAAAAAGTAGTAGACGCAGACATGATTGAGACGATCCGCAGGGGAGCCAAGGCTGGCCTCACGGCAAACCAGATCGCCGCCACGCTTGATGTGGTCGTCACCACGGTGCGCCGTCACGCTTACAAGCACGGCATACTTCTGGCAAAGGCTCAGCTCGACAACAGCCCAGCCATCAGAGACAAGCAGATCAAGCAGATCAACGTGGCGGCGGCGGCGCGCAAGAAGGCCGAGAAGAAGCGGTTGCTGAAGGTCGCGCAGGACTTGGCGAAAATATCGAACCCGCAGGAGCGCAAGGAGGCGCTATACGGACAAGCTCTGATGGCGTTTGAGCTGAAGCAGGCCGCAGAGGGGCGCAGAGACAAGCTGCCCTGCCACGCGCCATCACCAGAGGCACTAGCGCAGCGCAGGCGCCGAGATGTGAAGAACTACAAGCCGCTGGATATCGCAGGCATTACATTCGCCTCACGCACCTGCGCCGCAGAGGCTCTGGGCGTCAGTCGCGGCGAGTTCTCCGCCATGATCTCGGACAAGGCCACGCCGTTTCGCCGCCAGAAGCTCGCGCGGATGCTTGGCGAGTATAAGCGGAAGGTGGCCAGAGGCTAGTCGCCAGAAGCGACAACCGTCAAAACCTCGCCCCGATCTCGGTGCAGGGTGACAGCGCGGATTTCTGACTTCCCTGAATATGCCCCATTGAACGAATATGCGTCCTTTGGGGCAACCGCTCTAAGCTGCTGCCATAGCATACCGCCGATCTCGCTGCTCTTCAGGTGATGCAGGTGACCCGTCCACAGGAACCTGTGCTTGGTTTTACCCCACTCCTCACTGTGCCGATCAGCAATGGCCATAATCAGCCGCTCTGGCTTTGACTTGTCACCATGATGACTGGCCAAGAGGCACTGGCCGAAGCGCATGATGAAAAAGTCACTGGGGTCCAACTGGACATCAATGCGAGGCTCGTTGCGGTAATATGCGTGAACCGCAAAGAGCGTGATCATGTAGCTTGTCGGGTTGTGATTGCCAGCAAGAATTCTGACAATAACCTTTTCGTGCTTTGCGAGCGCCATGTCACAGCAATGCACAAGCGTTTTGATGCTGGCGTCAGCCGTTCTGAAGTGCCGCGTTGCAACGTCAAGCTGATGCTTGCTCTGAGGTGTGCGATTGTCTTGGCTGTCCGCATGGTGCAGGTCACCCACATCAAGGATAACCGCAGTGCTTGATGACGGGGAAGCATCAATGGCGGACTTCATCCAGCGCTTGACGCGAGCTTCAGCGATGTCGGTGTCGTAATCCTCACCGACCTCCTCTCCCCACGCATACATGCCCATATGGACGTCTGCTATGGGGTAGATGGTCAACAGGTCATCATCGCAATGAGGCGGCTCCTTTGCGGCCTCTATGGGGCGCATGTCGGCCAAGCTGGCCTTGATGCTCTCCGCAAGGTCTTCAATGCTGGTCCCGCCGCCATCCTTCGGCATTTGGAAGTAAAGCGAGGCGCCTTCGCTCTTGATCCAGCCTGAGTGCAGTGGCCCAGCGTCCTGCATGCCGACAGAACTCATGGCGCCTTGGATAGCACCGTCTGCCTCTGCGTGCTTGCGTGCGCCCTTCAGACGGTTTCGCAGTGCGTTTTCAGCAATGCCAAGCTGCTTTGCAATAGCCCTGCCTGACATACCTGCGAGGTGTAACTCCCACGCTTCTCTTTGCTTGGGGGTCA